AACTAAGGAGATAACGATGGGTAAAGTACAAGTAAAATTAGGTGACGGAGATGTAACTTATTTCCGAGCCAAGGAAATGAATATTGGTCAGAAAGTCTCTGGCAAGTATGTTAAGCAAATTACTGACAAGTTTGGTAACCCTGCTTACAAGATTATCCTTGAAGACGGCACTACTGGCATTCTGAATAGCACTGGTCAACTGGCTAGTCTATTTGAGAAGGTTGCTTTGGGTAGCGATGTTGACGTAGTCTACCAAGGTAAGACTGAGATTGAGACGGGCAAGTGGGCTGGAACTGATGCGCACGTGTTTGAGTTGTTTGCTGAAGACAGCAACGACGATGAGCTTCCTGCGTAAGCTCAATTATTTAAGCGGGGTAACGAAGTGAGTCGGTAAGAGTCCGAGTGTAAGTGAATCCCCTCCCTAGATACTCTCTAGGCTGCCCCGCTATTTTTTAGGCTAATTAATTATGTACGACGATAGTGATCCAGCCATAACCACTATAATCCTTTTGGGGTTATTATTTTTATCTTATACATGGCTTTTTTAGAGGATATTATGAATTATGGGCACGGAATACAATTAGTAGGCATAGGCGTTTTGATGAGCAGCATATATTTAGCAGGAACTCCTCATTTCTATCCTATATGGTTTGCTGGTATTTTTGTAGGCGTTCTCCCTTGGGGAATATTAATCACAAAAGAGATTTAGGAGATTAGATGGCCGACTACCGAGGACTTTCGCCCGCAGAGAGGCGAGCACAGTACGACCTGGACCGCAAATTAATTAGAAATGCTCAGCGCACTCGCGTGAGCTTCCTTGGTAGCCGGCTCTCCTTAAGGATGGGCGTGACAGTGATTGGCGGCTGTACCGGCAAGGGAAAGAGTACTACGAGCGCCAACTTAATTGCAGATTTTCACACGAGGTACCCTGGCAGGCAGGCTTTGGTTATTACCAATGAGGAAGTTTCGGCTGACGTATTGGACAGAGTTGCTTGCGTAAAACTGGGTACAGACTTTTACCAATATCGGGACGGCGCGGTCCCTGAGGAAGTAGATATGAGAGTAGCAGAGGAGGCCGAGAAGCTATTTGATCGTATTGAAGTGGTCTCCTCTAGCGGAGTAGACATGACTTGCTTAGAAGATGTGGTTGAAGTTCTTAACTACGCAGCGAGCCAAGAAAATATTAACTTAATTGCGGTAGACTACTTGCAGACGGTCACCTGGAGCAAAGAAAGGCCAGAATTAAATGCTTACGAAGTTTCGAAACGCCTCGGTCTCTTTCTTAAAGAGTACGGAAGAAAGGTTAGCATCCCTGTCATTATCTTTGCCCAGATACAGCCTCCGCCTAAGAGTGACGGCGATTGGATACCAGACTTTTCTAGCAGGGTACAAGGTGATAAAACCTTCGTTAACCATTGTGTTATGGCTATCGAAATCTTGCCGGACTTTGAGACTCAGACCACTAAGTTTTACATACATAAAGATAGATTTGGAGCTACTCAAGGTCACTCGCTCGATTTCAATTGGAAGCGCGGGCGACTCACGGAAAGAGGTGTGATGTGAAATGTTTAAAGTGTAGTAACAATGATGTAGACAATGTTTTACAGTATTATGGGACAACCTACTGCAATACTTGCCTCTACGGGCAGGTTAGTGATCCTGCGGATCAGGATACAGATGATGAGTTTGACGAAGCAGATGAGACGGAGGTCCAAGTGGACGAAGAGTTTGACAAAAGAATTAATGCCTCAAAGACGGTGCTGCATCCTAAAGGTCACGTAGTAGACTGCTACTACTGCGGAAAACCTTGGGCTAAAGCTAAGGTAGACGTGCACAGCGGCGACCTAATACGAGGATCTGACTTTGAGAGTCTACAGGGGCAAAGATTGGGTAACGGGACTCTGGTTAGATGCAACGAATGTGGGACCGGGCTGCAGCCCGAAAAACTTACGTCAAGACCAGTAAGGTATGACATTAAAATACTAAAACCGTTCACTAATAATACAAAAGCAACTGCCAGCGGCAGGTGGAAGGCTGGACGCAAGCACATCAAAGAAGAGGTTGACCGAGCTATGGGCGCAGAAGAGCCACCTAAGACTGCCAAACCTTGCGACTGCGGGGCAGAGAAGGCCCAAACGACGCACGCCACGTGGTGCAGTGCTTACGAGCCCGAGAAGAGCAAAGAGAAGACGCCCTGGCATTTTCAAGGAGGCTGCCTGTGAGAGACAAGCCTAAATTCATAACCATCGACGTTGAAGCCACTGGCCTCAACCCTAGGAAGGACGTACTGCATGGGATTGGTATTGGCTACGAAGAGGATGTGCTTAAATATTATTCTGCTCCTATTGCGGACAAATCGATACTTGCGCTCCTGGCTGACAAAGATGTCCCAAAAGTTGGACACAATCTTAGGTTCGATATTAAATTTCTTTCTGCCAATGGAATTGAAGTGGCAGGTAAAATATGGGACACAATGCTCATGGCGCAAATGCTGAACGAGAACGGCCCTCAAGGGCTCAAAGAGCTGGTAGAGCAGCACCTAGGAGACTGGGCACTCGAGCACAAGCGTGAGGTTGACCGCCTGACCGGCAAGCACCGCCTCAGGCACGTAGGAGAGCTGGCCGCCCTGCACTTAGCAAGCATAGAGAAGACGCAGAGCTACGACGAAGCCTACGCCGCTCAAGAGCTAGGGGACGCCATAGCCGCGTATTGCAAGGAGGACTGTAATAATACTTATAAGCTTTTCGTCCTCTTCAGCAAGAAGCTCCGCGCGGTCCAAAAGACTTGGCGCTTTGAGTACCAGAAGCAGAACACGCCTCTTGAGTACCTGACTAAGGAAATGATGCCTACTGAAGAGATGCTGGCTAAGCTTGAGCTTCGAGGCCTAAACGTAGATATGGAGAAGGTATCTAAGTATAAAGAAGAGCTAAGCAGCATTAACGCTAACTTGTTTACCTTACTTAACAAACGATGTGCTAAAGAGATAGCAGCCATAGAAGGAAGACTATATGAAGAAGAACTGGACAAGAGAAAGAGCGAAGCTGGCAAGGCAAAAGTTGAGAAGTCCTCCGAGAAGTACAAAACTAGATTTAATTGGCAGAGTAACGATCACCTTGGCGATCTTTTCTATAACCATCTTGGCTATACTTGCAGTAGCTATACTAAGAGCGGAAAGCCCTCTATGAGTGAGAAGGACGTCAAACTTCTCCCAAAAACTCTAATCATACAAGATTACCAAGCAATGAAGAAGAATCAAAAACTCCTTAGTACTTACACTGGAGAAAAGAAAGGTCTGGTAGCCAACCTTGAAGACGGGAAAGTATACGCTGAGTATCCGCAGAAGACAGTTACTGGTAGGCTTGCTAGCCGTAAACCGAATATGCAAAATCTGCCGCGTGGCCCAAGAGTTAGAGAGTTCTTCATACCGGACTCACCGGATAAGGCATTTATTTATTTTGACTACTCTCAGCTTGAGTTACGCGTTGCTGCGCATCTCTCTAGGGATGCTAAGATGGTTGCAGCCTACAACGAAGGTAAAGATCTCCACGAAATCACGGCATTTAACGCTGGCGTCGACCGACAACTCGGAAAAAAAGTAAACTTTGCCATGATTTACAACGCTTCAGCCTGGCGCTTGAAGCAGGAGCTGGACCACTTGAGCATAGAGGAGTGTGAGCAGCTTAGGCAGGACTTCTTTGCCACCTACTACGGATATGCCCAGTACTTAAAGAACCAGACGTCCTTCATGCGCCGCACAGGGACCACCATCTCAGAGCTTGGTAGGGTGAGAAGGCTGCCACTGCTAATGTCCGCTCACGAGCGTTCTAAGGAGTTTAGAGGGGCACTGAATCAAGGGTACAACTTCCCAATTCAGAGCCTGGGTGCAAGCATAACTAAGCAGGCCATGTGTGAGCTTCACGACATAGGCTTTGACCTGGTCACACAGGTCCACGACTCAGTCATAATACAAGTTTCAAAGGACAAAACGATTATAGAAAATTCGTGCGCTATAATCAAGGACGTAGCAGAGAGTGTTTACAAGCTGTGCGTCCCTTTAAAAGTAGACATGAAAGTACTTAACTCGATGTCTGAAGAAGACGTCATAGATATGGAGAACATAGAGTCTAACGACTCGGGTTACTCTAAAGGAGAAACACGTGAGCAGAAATCTAGCAAGAATCTCGGACTTTCGAACGGGAGTAAAGGACACCTTGGAAGCGTTGGCGGAATTAGAGGATAAAGGGACTAAGTTCCAAATGTCTTTTGGCTTCGTTATGGCCATCCCTATGAACGACCTGACCGTAGAAGAAGCATCTACCTATGCTCGCAAGTTTGACCAAGCCTTGGCTTTGTTGGACGCAGACTTAGCAGTAGAGCCTTATTGGACAATTGCAGAAGACAGCAAAGTTAACAGAGAACTCGGAGAAAAGCTACATGCCAAAAACGAAGCGCGCAAAGCCCTTGAGAAGTCAGCTACGGCGGCTAAAGACGTCCTCACAGCAGGACTCAAGCAAGGGGTCTAAATTAAGACTATTCATTGATCCAGCCAGCATTTCAAGTGGTTGGGCACTGTTTAGAGATGCTAAATTTCTGACTTCAGGCACCATAGCGGTCCCCAAGAAGCTGAACGTTTGGGACCGGCTAGCTTTGCTGCGCGTAGAGTACAATGACTTAGGCAGCACGTTGCAGCAGGTAGACGCCGTGCACTTCGAGAAGATTATGCAGACGCCGCGCGTCCAAAAGGCCGTGCACTGGAGCGTAGGAGTGATTGGCGCAGCGCTGGCACCCTACTCGATGCTGGTAGACGATTGCATTACTATAAGCAGCTGGCAGGCACACTGCCACTGGAAGGGCATCAAGGAGTGCTGGGAGGCCAGAGGGTACACCAGCGAGGACGAAATGGCTGCGGTCGAAATGGGCCGCTGGTTCGTAGATGTAAGGAGGTGTGAGTGATAACTATACTACTGCTAGCTTTGCTAGAATGCAGCAATATGACGGTGATCAACGAGCACGGTGACTGGACGCCCAAGGATCAGCTGAACTTTGAGTTCGCACAAAAAGAGTGCCTGCGCCGCTACCCGGACTCGCCCTGCTTGAGGGTATTTCAGAAGACGGAAGAGGGATACTACCGCACACAATGTTGGAGAAAGAGGAACTATGAATATTAAAAGTAAAGCACTAAAACAGAGGTTACGGGGCATCTCGCTACTGAAGACTGCACTAGAGAAACTGCGCTGGGCCGCTTGGACTCCCCCCGGAGAGGAAGAGATTGCTGGCTACGTGGTTGGACCTGGTCCTTTTGTAGCCTACGTGTCTGAGTTAGTGGTTGCCGATATGGCTAAAGAGGAAGACTACGCAGTCGCTGACGCTCCTGCGGAAGAGCTTAACGAAGCTATAATGAGTAGGGATTCTTCTGACGAAGTAAGCAAAGTATCAGGAAAAAAGGAGTAGACGTGCCAACATACCTAGCTAAATGCACTAAGTGCGGAGAGGAGTTCGAATATGGAGCCAAGATTACAGAACGTGATAGCACTCCCTCTTGCCGAAAATGCGGTGAAGAGACTAAGAGAGCGTGGACGGCTGCCAAAGGTGGTTTTATACTTAAAGGGACCGGTTGGTATAAACCTGGCGGTTACGGAGGGTGACTTAGATCTGCAAATTATTGGCAATAGAGTATACATGGACGACGAAACGTTTGACGCATTATTTGAGATGTCTAAATCAAAGGCTAAAACTAGGCAAGGCAAAAGAGCTGCAGTAAGTAGGATTATTTCTAAAGCTCTGAAGATAATGTTAGAGGAAGCACTTGCAATTGAGAAACTGGAGGAAGAAAATGGTAAATCGGACGATGTGTGAGGTATTAGAGGAGATGAGAAAAGCGTGTAAGGTAGGTAATTACTCCTACATGTTAGGCTTGATTGAGGAAGTCCAGACTATGGGTAACAGAATGGAAGCCTCGCTGTGGGATCAAAAAGCTCTTAAGTGCATTCGAGAAGAAATTGAAAAAGCTGAGAAGGAGTTAAAGGATGTCAAAGAAAAAGTCAAAAGCAAACCTTCGGTTTGAGGCTAGTGATTTTGCTGGCATCCAGACTGGCTTTGGATGTGAGTTTCTAGATGAAGCGGCTGCCACTGAATGTGCTCAAAGAGCTAATGAGCGTTTAACTACAATGCTTATGGAACTACCTAAGCTCCAGTACGGATTTATAGGGCCTTACACACAAGATTGGACACAAGGTAAGGTTAGACATTGCCTTAAAAAAGGATTATTAATTATAACATAGGAGGGTTTAGATGAGCAAGAAGAAAAGTAAAACCGTTCTAGTGATTAGCGACCTTCAATACCCTTTTGCGCATAAAGACTCTCTGCCTTTCTTGAGGTCAGTCCATCGCAAGTACAAATGTAACGAGGTAGTTTGCATTGGCGACGAAGTCGATATGCATGCAATCTCTGACTGGAGCAGTGACCCTGACGGCATGAGCGCAGGTGATGAGCTTCTTGCGGCACTCAGAGATATGAAGAAACTTTACAAGGCATTTCCTAAGGTTAGGGTATGCACAAGTAACCACACGGCTAGACCGTTCAGAAGGGCATTTAAGTATGGAATTCCTAGAGCATTCTTACGAGACTACGCTGACTTTCTCGAAGCTCCTAAAGGATGGAGTTGGCACAGTCAAATTGAGATCGACGGAGTTAAGTATGAGCATGGGGAAGGTTTTTCGGGCCGCAACGGGGCAATCAAAGCGGCTGAGCAGAATATGCAGTCAACCGTCATCGGCCATATACATAGCTATGCTGGCATTCAGTACAGCGCTAACCCTAGGTTTCTTATTTATGGGTTTAATGTGGGCTGCCTTATTGACAATCATGCCTATGCTTTTGCATATAATAAGAAATTCAAGCAGAAGCCTATAATTGGGTGTGGAGTAGTTATTAAAGGGACACCTATATTTGAAGCTATGAAGATGGATGGGAGGGGTCGTTGGACGGGAAAACTATAACTGGATATGTGTGCTCTATTGCTTGGGACTGGGAAGCAGGTGGGTGTGTTTTAGGTATGATTATATACCCTAGCTTAAAGGCGCTAAAGGAAGGCCACCCATGCTGGAAGAATTGCGGCGTAACAGCCATTAGTATGAAGAAGTTGGGCAATAGGGTGGAAGCATTACCTTTTAATATGAAGGATGACGATGCAAAACCGACTAGTTAAAATCAAGTTCTACGACCATGTCTCTACTAAGGGGGACGAGCACGGTGCTGGTGCTCTTAGCTGCGAGATTTTCGGGCTGCTCTTCAAAGAGGACGGGCTGAGTTACTATGTGGCTAGCTGGGTTGGGGACGGCGACTTGAGCAGCAACAACACAGAAGTATTCGTTATTTTGAAGAGCACCGTAATCGGCATAGTAGATCTAGAAGAGAAGGGGTAGCGCTATTCAGAAGGGTCGTAGCACTGCATCCTAACTTGTCCGCCAGGAAAGAAGTAAAACTCAGACGTGCACGGCTTCTGCTGCTGCTTTGGGCAGGCTTCAAACAGTTTGTACTTAGCAATCTCTGCCATAAGCCTCTTGTCAGGTATGAAGGGCATGGCTGTCTCGCCTAAAACCAAGTAATAGGTTGGGTCTGGGCATTCAAGGTCGTTGGCCCTCCCTAGCGTAGCGAACAAAAATAAACTGACCAATACTGCTAAAATTAATTTCACGATAACGCCTTTATAATTACAGCCAAAATGCCGGTAACCAACAAAGAGGTTATCGCAGCCACTCCAGCATTTTTGATTCGCAAACCGATAACTTCTTTCTTAATCTCGTGAAGTATCTTCTCGTTGCGCTCGCCAATAGCCTTTAAGACGGCCACGTCAACGATTAAGTTGTGTAGTTCTCTTCCTTCTTCGCCATTCATTTCTGCTCCTAAAGTTTTCTTTTGGGTTTAAATTTCCGAGCAAGCTCTAAAGCTTTAGCTAGCGGCTTCTCTATTTTTTCCAGCACTGCATCGTCAGCCTTAGTCTTGGTATAACGTGCCAAGACTTTGAGCCCTCCCACGCAAGCTAGAACTGCCTCAATTATGTCAAATGCGTCTCTTAACCAATCCATATTATCTCCCTAAAATTGCTTTCCTAAACTTGCCCGCCACGCTGTTAGGCGCCAACGGCTTAAGGCCGGTCGCGGCCCCAATCTTGTCCTCACTCGTAGCCACCTTGTGCAACCGCTTGGCCATCTTAACTGGAGAAGCAAAGCTAGTGATAGGCGCCGTAGGCAATCTGCCCGCGCCCACCTGCTCGAATGCTTCAGCCGCAATTGGCAGCGCGTCCGCCGTAAATAGCCCGCCCACCGCTTGCAGAGGGTGCGCATTAGGTATCTCGTACCCGGTGAGTATCTTGAAAGCCGTGAGCTGCGCGTAGGGTATCATAACCCGCTTGGCGATCTGCTCGACCGACCCTTCTTGCGCGTCCCCCACCAGCCTTGCAAATTGATTTCTTCCCCAAGTAGTGAAAGGTATGAACCGCCCAATTCCTTGACTCCAAGCACTTGGCGTATTTGCAATAGTGTAGGCAAAGTTAATACGCTGAGAGCGAATAATGCCTGCTAAGTTAGAGGCTGCTTCTTCACCTTTTTCAGCTAAAACCTTTTTAATCATATCTTTCTGCCCAAACAGCATGCCGTCCAAGGAAGCTAAGCCCTCTCTCTGAAAAGCGTCTTTGCCAGCCAAGAACCCTATGATGCGATTCTCTTGGTCAAGTCGGTTGAATGGTACCTTCCCAGGAGTGGCAAAGAATGAGGATACCTTTTGAATACCTTTAAGTACTGGGTTAGATACTAACACATCTCCAGGTATCTCAGCAAAGCTATCTGGATCTCTTTGCCTCATAAACTTCATAAAGCCTTTAGCAAGATCTCTCATATCCTTGTTAAGAGCTAGTTTGCGTGCCCGAGCAACTTGAGCAGCGCCTACTTCAACGGTACCTACTAGTTCTGGCTGGAGAAGCTGCTTAACTATTACGGTTGGAGAGGAAAAGACTGTTCCGTCAAACATGGTCTGCCTAAATACTTTTTCGAACTCACTGACCGCATTGGGGTCGTCAATCAGTTCGGCAATGGCTCTAATGTTGTCAGCGTTCTTGTCGACAACTTGGTTACCAAAGACTTTACGCATGTCTACTTTATTTGCAATGCCCAGCCCTGAAGCAAACTGCTCAGCCATCTTCTCAGCTTCTTTAGTACGACCCATGAATAGTAGTTTGTTAATCTCTGTGCCAGCCTCTCTTATTACTGGGGATAGATGCTTGTGTTTAGTAGCTGCATTTGAGTACGCTTCAGCTAGTTTAGTGAAGTCGGTCTCAAATAATTCAGGATCAAAATGTGTGGCCTGTCTAGTGTTGGTGTAGCCTGGTTCCACAATAGTTTTAGAAGTAGACGCCTTAAGTTCTGCTTTAGAAAGACGACCGGACTTCTTAATTAGAGGTATATACCCTTTAAGATACCCTACGGCTTTGCTAAAGCCACCGGATTCAGCTGCAACATTATCTAGTGTTTGCCGTATAATTCCTAACTGCTGCATCTGGTCAGCGTCAGGAAGGATACCCTTGTAAGTTGGTCGAAAGAAAGTTTTAGACAGCTGCTCTGCAGCAGGGTTAAACACTACACCTCCAGCTTCGCTTTCTACATACTGCATAACAGTAGTAATCTCATGTCTATCAATACCCATCTTTTCTAAGGTTCTAACTGCTTTGCCGAATGTCTCCTGCATAACTATGCGCTCTTCCGAAGCAGCAAAGCGTGCCATAATCAATCTCTGAAAAGACCCAGTAAGCCGCGTCCCAAACTTCTTGTCAATACTGTTAGCCAACTCAATATTATTTACGATGCCGCCTAATCTAAATGTAAGAGGTGCTTTCTGTCCAGCTACTCCAGCCATATTAACGCCAGACTTTTCTAATTGTTCAATAAATATAGCATGTTTCCAGTTGTTGGCCATACTGGGTTCAAGTAGTCCACGCTTAACTAGGGATCTAGCACTCTTCTCAGCAGTCTCAAAAGCGTTAGCCACTTTCTGAGGGTCTACATTGGCGCCGATTAAAAGTTTAGGGTTTACTCCAAAGGCTCTCATAACTTTATTAGACAACTTACCTAAACCTCTGATGGCTGCTCTACTACCCACACCCAAAACTACTCCACCTACTAAACCCTCTGCAGCTGCTCCTGCCAAACGCTTTTCGTCCAATACTCCTTTGTCTATTTGCTTGAGGCCTTCATCTGCTGTAGTAACAGCACTGCCACCTAGACCAAGGTTAGCAGCAATCTTGCGGTACTGTGCTCTAGACATGCGGTCACTAACTCTCTTAATAACCACGTCAATTTTATTGCGATCCACTCCACCAAGTTCAGCTCTCTCAGCCACTTCCATTATCTTCTTAAACTTCTTCTGCAGTTTGACTGAGGGACCTACAATCTTAGACACACCTTTGAGAAAAGGTGCTGCTGCCTTAAGAATGGCAGCGGCTCCTATATCTATAAAGCTAGTAGATAAAGCTATAGCTTCCTCGTTGAAGCCTTTAGGTTTAAAATTCGCTACCTTAGGGTCGAGCGGTAAACCTGCGAGTTGTAAAGCTTGTCCAGCAAGATTATTGTCAAAACCGTGCCTAGCTGCAGTAACCAAGTCTTCAGGCCTAGATTGTGCTAGTCCTTCTTGAAGTAAGCCAGCTACGATGCTAGGCTGCTGAGAAGGAGTGCCTGCCTGCTCTGAAGTTGCAGAGGGTAGTTGCCCCAGGATGCCCTGTGAGGGCTGCTGAGGTGGTTGGCTAAGGGTAGGGTCCACTTGACCTCTAGCAAGGCCAAGAGGAGGCGCTGAGGGGCCTAAAAAGGCAGCCTCTGGTTGAACTGCGTTGGGTATTGGCCCTGCTGGAGCTTGCGAACTCCCAAATATATCTGGCCCTACAATACCAGATGTTAGAGAGTCTTCTGGTCGTGAAGCGTTAGGTATTGGGCCAATTGGTTCTTGAGTAGTAGCCGGAGGTTGCTGTAAAGCTAAGAACTCCTCGTCTGAAAGGGCATCAATCTGCTCATCTGACATATCACCTAGAGATTTAGTTGCCTGACTTACGTTCTGCAGGTCTAAGAACTCCTTATCTGAAAGAGAGTCAATCTGCTCGTCCGACATAGTGTTAAGGTCTAACTTAGCAAACTCTGCTTGAGTTATTTGCTGGGGGGCTTGACTTATTCCAGGTAGTTGAGTCTGTTCTTGTGGAAAATCTTTTAATAGAGATGCTGGATCGACTAGGGCTGGAGCTGCTTGAGTACCTAGCTGCTGGTGTTGTGCTAGAGGAGTCTTCTGTATCACACGACTTTGATTAAATTCGTCAAAAGATATGAATTTCTCTGCTTTTCTAATTTTTTGGTTAGGCGCTTCCTGTCCATCAGGTGTAGTAAATCGATCACGCTCTCTCTGCCTTCTAGCTATTAATCCTTTAGACTCTTTTCCCGCGGTACTTTTAATGTCGAAAGACTCTCTAGATATATTATCTAAATTGCCGTCTTTAAATGCTTGTAAAAGGGCAGGGAACTTCTTGCTTATGCCAAAGTTTAAGTTACCTAAAAGAATCGAGTCATTCTGACCTACTGTTCTAGGTTTAGTTTTGGGGAATCGAGTATTAAGATTAGTAGCCCGAGTTTGCAACTCTATTCGAAGCAGTTTATCTGCGTCTTCCTTTGTAAAAGAACCAATATTAAAAGTTGAGCCTCCTCTAGTAAACTTGCCTGCTTTCTGTTCTGCAGCCGTAAGCACAGAACCGTACCCTATATTATCCTCGCCGGGGTTTTCTTTATTAGTGGTTACTTTTAGAACCAAACCTTCTTCAGCCTTAGCTTGCTTTACGAGAGACTCTGTAACTCTGAATTGGTTCTTATCTTTATCCTTCTCCGCCACTACCTACCTCTATTTTTCTTATTTAACTCTTTTTGCTCATCTCTTGTAAGTGGCCTGACTTGCGGTCTAGGTATATTCACGGTATCTCTTGCACCAAAGACATCAAAACCAGGAGCATCAGTAACGCTAGCTCCACTAGATATACCTAACTGCTTCATAGCGGCATCAAAGTCTGCTTCTTTTAATCCAGAAAGAGTCCTCAAATCCTTAAGATCCACCTCTGGCAACTTACCATCTTTGTCAGGCTTTAGCCTGCTCTGTATGTCTATAAAGGAGTTTTGGATGCGCTGAGCATCGCTAGTATTGATACCTCTATTCAAATCTTGTTGCTCTTTTGCTACAGCTAGTCCCCCACCAGCTCTAACACGATCATTCATATTCTTTGCTTGAGCCTTGGTTACCCTACCTGACTTAAGCAGGTCTGCGGTTCCTTGGATTGTGGTAATTTTTAGGTTTTCTTTCTGCTTACGTTCTTCTAACCGGAAGCGCCGATCTTCTTGCCTGCCAAATCGGTCGCTGGCCTTCGCCAAAGCTTCTGGGCCTTTAGCCGCTGCAGCACTAAATACGTCTGGCTGGGCCTGCCCAAATGCCTGTATTGCAGGTGTCTGCACTAAAGCTTCTAAGAACGATTGGTCTTGAGCTGCTTTTTGCCTGTTCGCTTGCCTCTCCTGAAGAGCAGCAATAGCTGACGAGTCTCCAGAGGCTGCTCGCCTGCTCAAGTCAAAGCTTTGCAGTCCAGATGTTAGGTTACTTAGAAAACTAGGTTCTTCTGCTTGCGGTAGGGATATATCTAAGGGATTCTTTTTATCTTTTTCTTCTGCCATTGTAGCTCCTTATAACAATCCAAACAGTCCGCCTGAGCGTCCTTTACTTTCTTTTTCGTTCTCAGTAATCTGGCGCCCAAAGAGTTTAGCAATCTGAGCTTGCGATCCAAGATTTCCTTGGCTAGCATTGATACCTTGAAGTAAGGCATTCTGAGCTTCGCCACGACCAGCGGCTCCTGCCTGCTGCTGACCTAGTTGAGATGCGTTAGCTAGTTGCTGCAGTTGAGCTTGAAAGCCCGCTCCGGCTAGCTGCTGCTGGCCTTGCGCTATCTGCCCTGACTGAATTAAACCTTGTTGCCCTAACTCACGCACTGCTTGGCCTTGCGCAGCCTGTGCTGCTAGGGGGTTGGCCTGTAGAGCGCTTCTCTGAGCTGCTTGGGCTTGCAAGATTTGGCTAGCGGCCCCGCCTTGGCCGGCAAACTGTTGGGCGATATTACGCTGCTGCGCCGCCGTCTGGTTCTGGAGAGCTTGCTGCCCTTGAGCCGTCTGAGACTGCGCTAGAGCGTCGGGCGTCTGAGAGAATTTCGGAGCTTGCACGCCACCTAGCTGCGGTGCGAATTGGCTGAACCCGGTCTGAAGTGACGGAACGCCCGCCTGAGCCTGCTGCGATTGGCTCTTCAAAAAGTCTAGCAAACCCCCCTGGCCTTGTATCTGCCCAGTAAGGTCTCCACTCAATCTTTGTAGTTCTGCTGCTTGAGCAGGATCTAAGGACAGTCGTGATTGAGTTGTTCCTCCTACATTTTGGTCGGTGGCTGTCCCGAATATACCCTGAAGGGCACCGATGCCGGTACCTATCGCTTGAGATACTGGATCAAGTCCAGCACTAGCTGCTGCTGCCATAATATTCTCCTAAGTGTTAATCTTTTAGTCGTGTGCTTAACTTCTTTAGGAAGTATAGCACGTAAATTCGTTATTGTCAAGTCAATTATGCTTTGATAATCCATCTAACGGACGCATTGACCGGCCTAGTCTCTTTAGTGGAGGTTTGGGCATGTGTTCCTGCAGAATCTGCAGTATCTATATCGCCTAATACGTTGTGCGTATGTGTTGATCCAGTAGTATCAGTTGATTTTGCTCCATTACCAGTATAGGATGGTCCCCCACCATCTACTGGAGTAACATGGAAAACACCACTTCCACCAGTATTTGTACCTATAAAGTGGGTATGCGTTGATCCAATAGTGCCTGTAGTTAGAGTACCATTACCATGCAGATGTTGTTCAAATGAATGCCCCTGGACTGATCCCACATTGTCTCCAGTATTTCCTCCAGTAGCCATTGCTGTTCTGCCAGTTACATCTTCATCTAAGGTTGTGGCCTCGTCTTGTCCTCGCAAGAAACGCCCTCTATAATCAGGCACGTTAAACGTAGTAGAATTGTCACCTTGTCCGTGAGTTTCTACAAGTGCTGCAAAGAGTTTAGCATATGTAGTTCTAGATACGGCTGAACCGTCACATGCTAACCATCCATCAGGTACAGTAGTGGTGGCCATGGATCTAACTTCTCCTACATAACCGTCTATAGTGCTCCAACGCTCACTGTCGTATATATTTTTCTGGCTAGTAGTAGTGTTGTAAATCTCTTCTCCATCTAAAGGATTAGTTATGGCGTCTCGCTGAACTGTAGTCATGCGAGGCATTTGAACGCCTTTAGTAGTAGAGTTGACCTGCAAAGCCGCTTGCCTACCGGTAGCTGCTGCTCCAGCATCATCAATGCGCAGAGCTGGGTAGTCTGAGCTGGCGCTGGTCACGTCAATAAAGAGAGAAGCATCACCCAGTGTTTGAGCACCAGTATCTGAGATCTTTAAGGCCGACTTAGTAGCTGCTAGAACGCCCGTCTGAGTGATAGTTAAAACGCCGGCATCTCCTGAGCTAGACATGGAAGCACAGAGGTCACTAGTTGTGACGTTCCAAGTGACCGGGCCGGTAAGAGTAGCTAGGTTAACTTGGTCCAGAGCGTTCATCGTTGCGATGAGGTCCGAATAGTTTGTATTTACCTCACTAGCTTTGGCGCTGGTTCCAGCACTAAAACTGTGGGTTACCGATGCTGTAGGCATGGTTTTCTCCTGTCAATTACTTAGTTTTTGTCCAAACGTGTACTGAAGCAGCTGCGCCTGGAGCCGTAGCATCCGTGCCGCGAACCGCAGTAACTGCGATGGTCATTCCAACGCTGAAGTGGTCAAGAGCTATATTCTGCGCATCTTTACCAAAGTTACTTGAGGCAGGAATTCTGTAAACGAAGTCAGGAGCGGTAGTACCTACGGTAACTGCAGCTGCTGCTTTGTTGAATACCTGCAAGAAAACCTCTGCAGTGTCGTTATTCTCTACTTCAAACCCAAAAAAGTTGCAGGGTGTAGCAGAGATCTCTACTTTAGATGCGTTCACTGCTGCAGTATATGTGTGGTCCATAGCTGCAGAAGGGTGTGCTGTTATATTGGCTGATCCCATTGTATTCTCCTTAAAGAACTAAGAGCAAGCGAAAATCCTCGCTAGTCTTAGCCGATCTAATATCTATATTTGTTTCATCTACACCATGTCTTGGTATGTAAACGTCGCCCTCTAAAAAGAACCAAAGTTTAGGGCGAAACTTTAATCCGTGCTTTAAAACTTGTGCAGTATCTGCTGAACTGTTGGTAGTCCCAGTCATCTCAACAATCTTCATATTATCCGAGCTAACATTCTCTAGAACCATCTGAAGAGATAGTATGACTCTCTTTAGTTCTGGATCAGTTACGTCTGGAAATAGTACTCTCAATGTCTTCTCCTAAGCCAAAGGCTTACTCTCTTCCAAATACTGAAGCACCTGATACCCAGCCTAGTAATGTTACTGGAGCTGCAGAGCCTTCTTGTAAGAATACTAGCTGCTGAAACTTTGCTTTGCGGTGTGGCTGGTACTCAAGCTGTCCTAAAGGACTTCCACCCCAAACTAACTCTATGCCTTCAATAACGTCATCGTCATCCGCCCACTCATTAGTGTCCCAGTCTCCGCCTAAAGACGGTAAAGTGAAGTTAGCACAGGATTCTTCTGAGTCAGAAAGGTCGTAAATGCTACAAAAAGTTAGATTGTAGGAGTCGTCTGCTCCAGTAGCAAAGATAGCCACGTCTTTATACAGCTTATCTAAGAAAGGTTGCTGCATTGAGTACGGTCTGGTCACTACTTTAAAACTAATGCCTAAAGTATCGTCATTGGTTCCGGTATTCATCTTATAGACCTTACCGTTATCTAGAATGTTACCGAAGAATACGTCAAAGTTTCCAGTACTAGAATCTTCTGCCTGGTAAAATGATCCAACTTTAATTCCTGGATGCGTAGAGGAGTCTGCTCCTTCTGCATAAACGGTCCACCTAAAATCTGGATACTGCTGGTAATCTCCTACAAGGACTGCGTCAGGCTCAGTAGAGAGTTCTGAAGAGAATATGGAGAAATATACGCGCTTATTGTGCGTATCGTTGATTGCACTGACCTTCTCTACTTGAGAAGAAGTAAAGCCTGCAGCTCTAATAGTGGCTTGAAGTTGGTTAGCCACTGGCCGCACTGTTTGTGAGTTAGTAGCATACACGTTATCTCTACCTAAGAACACATACTCGTTATATACCTGGGTACCTGCCCAATGAGATACGGCTCCTACGTTGTCAGATATCTCTTTGTATAAATATAAGACGTTGTCTACGGCAGTATTATCAGGTATACCGATAGGGTCTAAGCGTCCAATCGAGCGATCTTTTAATACTAAAGGGATATCCTTAATCTGAGCCAGCCCTACGATAGCATCTCTAGAGCCATGCTTGCCGATAGTTTCTACTAAAGCCTTAACCTCAAAAGATTCTGGCTTAGGTCCTGCCTGCCCGATCTTAGAGAAACGAAGTGCATTAGTCTTCTGAAAACTTGGATTAGTGATTAACTCGTCCGTAGTTACAAATACCCTGTTCTGGGCTACCATTGGGAATTTAGGTACCGTTGTAAAGTCCTCAATTCTGGAATTATCTAACTCCATCTGAGTGGTTAAAGAAGAGTCTGCAGAGTCGGACACAATACTGGTAGCAGAAATGGCTGCCGTTTTCTCAAAGAAGAGCTGGTTACCGTTGGCTACTGTCCTATACAATCTGATAGTATCTGCCGTAGTTGCATCTCCAGCAGTAATAGTCCAAGTAATCTTATCATTTAAGGTTGCCGTAGTGCTAGCTGATAGGGTAGAGGGACTAGACTCGGCTCCCGTAGCAGCGTTGTAATATGTGTAAGCAGCTAGGTAGTCACCAGCTATTAAACTGCCGCCTCCAGCAACTACTGCTGTAGGTGCCGTAGCTGGGAGAGTGATGCCGATCTGCCTGTTCTGAGCAATAGTGCCGTCATATATGAAGGGAGCTCTACCGGTAGTATTACCGTTGTAGAAAAAGAGTAGGTTGTCAAACTGCACTAAGCCAGGCCTGTCAGTTCCTGAGAGACTTGACTGAATCGCGGTCACAGAGCCAGAAGTAATCTTACCTAGAACTCCACCTGAAGCACTGCCGTCCGTCCCAAACACCACCTGCTCAGCGGTCCCTCCAGCCGTCTTAAACTCAATGCCTGCTGTAACAGAGTTGCCCGTCCACACCACTGAAGTAAGTTGGTTAGAGTACCCGTCACGCTTAACATATCCAGGTCCAAACGCTGGCAAATTAGCATTTCTAGCCAAGCGGGAAAAACCTTCTGCCAAGGCGGTTAGGGGGCTTGTAGTATCCATCCCTAGCGAGTTGCCATACTCCACATCTTGTGAGAAGTTTCTTAAGCTCATTTAGCAGTCCGTCCAAAAGAGAATGGCGTTAATGTCAGTACCTGCGCCGTCTTGGCTGGCCTCGCGCCAATGCTTGATGCGAGCATTTTCTGTGTCACCTAAGTTGCGCATGTCGTCCTGGATGTCCGCCCGTATCAAGGCTAGGGCTTCCTGCTTCTTGATGCTTGCCCGGTCGTCATTCTCTCGGTCAAGAGCTACAGCTTTGATGTACTCAATGTAACTCTCTTGGTAGCGAAAAGGGATGCTCGGTCTCTCTGAGAGAGCCGTAGGCACTGCGGGGCTAATTTTGCCGTCAATCTTAAGGGTGTCATTCTGAAACGTTGGTGGCCAGATTATGATGCTATTCTCTCCGCTGCCTTCAGACCACACTTGCGGGTAAGAGGTAGATTCGCCGTCGTCCGTCTCGGGATCTAGCCGCCTGACTTGCGTGGTGTCTAACCGCTTGAGCGTTAAGCTAGCCGCTGGAGAGAAAATAGTCTCTACATTAGTTATGGGCATATAGAAGCCGATATTGCCTACAGACAGTGCGTACTCAGACGTGCCGTTAGTGACGGTCAGGGACAAACCTTGCTTGTAGAGGAATGACCAGTCGTGCGCTTTGCAGAATCGGAATTCAGCCAAGCTTATAGTCTCTTCTATATATGTAGCAAAGTCGGTGCTAGTATTTCCTATGTAAGAAACAACTCGATCAATAATTTCTTGGTAGGTAAAACCACCAGCGTTAGTTATCATTTAGTCTCCTTAGCCGTGGCCATCTTCTGAGACCCACTGCTTCTGTCGTACGTAGACTCTCCGAGCCCGCGACAGTCAAAAATCTTCTTGGTTTTTCTGCTGTCCAATAGACCCTTCCTGACTAAATTACACAGGATGGTCCTCCACCCGACAGCGGAAATGCGCCCTTCGCCAAACTTGTCAAAATGGAATACGTCGTACTCCGGCACAAAGCTCGCAGGTACCGGCCCAATATATTTGTCAACCCGCCCAGCCATCGTATCTTCTAATAACTTAGATGCTGCTGCAGAAACGTAAGCCCGCCCGGTTGAGGTACGACCTTTACGCCCGCCACTGTTCCGCAAGTAAATGCCGGTCGAATGCCAGTCCCCCCGAATATGTCTAACTTCTTTAGTATTGACATATAGGTTAGGGTTCAGCTTAGCTAGTTTGCTTTGAAAGTCAAATAAATACACAAGATCTCCAAAATTGAATTCAAATAGGAGGCCCCTTGCAGGGCCTCTAATTAGAATGCAATATATCGGAATACTTTAGCACTCTCTGAAAGAGAAGTACCAATAGTAAATCCGGTAGCACTCAACGTAATACCGTTAGTAGCTAAGATACTTAGCTGAGCGGTATCATGATTGACAATAGCTAATGCTTTTGCATCTGCCATGCCATTCATATGAATCCACAAGGAGTCACCATCTGTCTCGTTGTAAACGATAACACAGATAGGCTTATATCCAAGCGTGATTGTTTGAGCGGCTGCATCTCCAGTATATGTACTGGAGTTACCTTCGTTTAATGCTCTCATGATTAGTCCTTTCTAAGAGGGAGCCAAAGGCTCCCCTTAGTTACAATGCTGAAGATGAACGGATGTTCATAACACGCTTAGAACCAGAATCAAGATACTTGGCAACAAAGCCATTAATCTTGTATCCGACTGTAGCGAATTGGTTGAGAGGGTTAGCGACTCCGCCAGACTTGTGATCTTTTACAATCATTTCTAGCGATTTGCCGTTAAGTTCTACAACACCAAATGCTTCTTCTCCTACGAGATAAGCATTGTGAACGTCAATTCCACCGGCTCCGAGGCCAGCCCCAGAAGCAGTCTTATCAGAAACCATCAAACGGATACCGTAGATTTCTCCGAATTCACCGTTCATGATCTTAGGTTGAGCTTGACCAACAAATTTGTTGATGTCTAACCAAGAACCAGTAGCGGTATCAGACAGCATGTCGAACTGCTGAGAAGCAGCGAGTACTGCAGAGTACTTGCCCGACTCATGTGGTCCGATGAAGCTTGACTTTTGGTCGATCATTGCTTCAATCAACTCAGTGTGCGAAAGCACGTCACCGGCAACGATTGTTACGTCAGAGACGCGATCGTTAACACGTTGAAGAGTTGATGCAGAAGCCAATTCTGCAACAATAAGTTGCTCGATTGAATCTGCAGCAGAACGTCCGAAACGCTCAGCGAGCGAATCTAAAACGTCATCGATAGCTGTATCACTTAATAGGTCAGTAACTTTCGAAAACTGACCGTATTGAGCAACAGTAGCTGTAACGTTAGCTGTGGTAAAGTTGATCTCCGATGGAGCAACTCCTTCAGATAAAGCTGAAGTGGAGCCAGCGATTCTAGAATAGCGAAGCCATTTGACTTGCTTACCATTGTTCTTAGGCAATCTTTGTTTTTTACCAAGATTGAAGAAGACAAGGCGTGGTTCTAGAACATCTAGCATTTTCTTTTCATAGTACAAATGCAAGTTAGCGCTATTTGTAGCTGTAGTTCCTAGTGCCATTGTTTAGTCCTTTTAGTCTGCTCTTCCTAAAATCTTTCTCATCTCTTCTAGTGATAGATCTCCGAAACTAGTCGTAGTATCTTCACCTTCTGATGATGAGCTGTCAGATTGAGCAGCACGTTTTTCGTCTCTCGTCGAAAGACCATCTTTCTTCGAGCGCTCGATTGCTTGACTTTCGTAATAGCTTACATCACGACCTTTAGATGCCATATCCAAGAATTTTAATCCTTTAGCTGAATTTAGCATATCTTTGCCGAAAATGTCGCCATACTCTTTAGCAATGTCGAGCATAGTTTGTTCTCGTCTCTTGTAGTCAGGATTTTCCTTAGTCTGAGCATTATAGTATTCTTGAGCTTCTGCTTTATTCCGCGCTGATTGTTGCTTAGCTGTTTCTGCTTTATACGATGCACGGTTTTGCTTAGCTAGTTCTCGGATTGCCTGCTTAGGGTCGTCATCGAACTTACTATCGAACTCGTCAAAAGGGTCCACCTCAGGCTCTACTTGAGCTTCAGGCTGACTATATTGACTCTGTCTTTGCTGCGACTCCAGTTCTTGGATTCGCTGCTCCAACGCTTCTCGCGCGCTTTCTGCTTGGGCTTTTTCAGAAGCCATCTTACCTGCGTAAGACTCTACTTCTTTGTAAGCGCCCAACACTTCGTCGAACGATTTACCTACGAACTTAGTAGGGATTTGTGTACCATCTACAGCATTTGTAGACTCTTCAGAAGGTTGAGGACTAACCTCCTGCTCTTGACTTTGTTCTGAGGCTTCCTGCTGTTCAGAAGTTATCTCGTCTGCCATTGTGTTCTCCTTGGTTGAAAGGCTCTACTTTGTAGAGTTATCTCTCTGTTTATGAAACATACCTACTCGGATATTGTGATCCAAATAGTCTAGAACGTTCTGGTAGCATTTGATTGCTTCTTGCATTCTGTATACTTTACCAGTGTCTCCGGTTACGTAAGGCAAGGAGTCCTTAAGTTGGTTGACCTGTTCTGTTAGAAATTTTTCGATAACCTTAAATCCTGCAGAATCTCGCATACTTTGTAATGCTTCTGCGGTGTCCAGCGCTTCTTGCTCCTCAACCTCAAGGAGATCCACATGAGCTTTCTGTTTTGGAGTTCCTGTCTCCGAATCATATAAGGCATTAGGATACCTGTAGTCTTCATCGTATAGTCCCACTAGTTACTCCTTACTGAGTTGGAAATCCCGGTCCCTGAGCATTAGGCTGAGGGGCACCTTGTCCAGCTGCTGCATTAGCTGCCTGTTCGGCTGCTAGCGCTCGCTGCTGCATAGCTTCTCTCTCTTCTTCTGTGCGCACGTATCTAGTCTGCTTGTTGCCTACTAGAGGACGTAGCATATCCATAGCTAAAGCATCCATCTTAATACTACCTGGCTGAGAGGCTTCCAAAGCCTGAACAAACTGAGCTACTGACTGCATCTTAGCTAGCTGACCCTGCGGCCCTCCAGTCTCTAGGTCTGTCTTAGCCTTGTAGTCAAACTTTCTAAAGAAAGAGTCTGTAGGAAGAATCGTAAAAGGGTTCTGCGAATTGGGGTCAGTAAGTTTAACCCACTGGTCGTCCGTAACAAACTGCCTGTTGGTCATCATCATTATCCAAGCCATCTCTCTAAAGAACAACTCCGAAAGCAGTTGAGCCTTAAGTCCCACGCGCGTATTAGCAATATTCTGAATGAACTCTACGCCCGTAGCACTTCGACCAAAAGTTTTAGCAAACTGAGGAAGCTGAGGAGTAGAAGTGACAGACGAAGTTGCAGAGTTGATATCCGCTTGTAAGAAGCCCATCTCTTGCGAGCTTCCAATAGACGGGTCCTGAACCGGTAGAGGTTTGATACCATTTACGTCATTACTCCAAACCACTCCATTAGGCCTACTGTACAGGTTACTGCGATTAATCCCAGCAGCCCGATCCACAACGTACATAGGGTTAACAGACAAATTGATGTTATCCAACCTCGCATTTCGGATAGTGTTCGCTTCTTTAATGAGGGGCCTGACTGCGAGCAGTTCAGGTACACCATAAAACTCGTTATCACGAACATAGTTAGGGCAAGCAACAAAAGGTTTAAACTTATAGTCGTAAAAGTTTCGCTCGTCTCTAATGAGTACGTCTCCATTTGCAAGTGTGATGAGGTACTCTTCAAATTTTCCGTCACCTTTAGGGTCCCAAAGTCCCCAGTATTCCCAGATCTCAATCTTGCCACCATCTTTGGCTCCACGGTCGTTATCGTTTAGCCGCTCGAAATCGTCTTTGAACTCGTCTGAGTAATATGGTGCTTGCCAGGCATCAGCACCTTTGTCTGACATAGACCTCTTCAGTAGGTCTAGGTTCTTGTATAAGCCAGAACTCTTAAGTTGCTGTCTAGTCTTAAACATCCTATGTACACATCCGCGCATGGCCTGTATGTCAGTAGACTTAGCACTCCAGTCTGGATAGAAATCGTGGATAGCTATAATCTCTAAATCTGGCCCATCGTAGGTTACTTCTAGTACGTCACGCTTCTGCACGGTAGTTTCGCCCGTCTCAGGGTCTACTACACTAGACCTACGCACCGTGTTTACCTCTTTAAATCGGTAAGGCACTTTAGCAATGCCGGTGCCGTCAATAAGCATAGACTTAATGAAGGCCGTAAACTTAGGAACAAACTTCATATTGCGCATCTGCCAAGAGAAGAAGTCCGTCATAGGGTCTTCAAAAGGCTGGTCATTAATCTCTTGCCCCTCGAATTTGATTATCTCGTCGTCGCCCGTAAATATGTTAGTAATCTGAGGAACCTGATTCTCGATAATAGTAAAGCCAAAAGGTAGTCTAAGGTTAGCACGCTGAATCATAGAGCGCCCCGTAGGAGCCCAATTCTCATACATCTCTCTAGAGTCTTTAGCATTATCTAGGTGATTATCTCTGTAGCTAGCACTGCGATCCATGAACCTACGCACCATACTAATAGCACGCCGGTCTCTAACCATGCTTTTTAGCTGATCCTTGGTCTGAGGCGCTCTCTCAAAAGGGTCACTACCATTTCCTGATCTAATAGCCATTAATTCTCCTAGCAGGCAAATCCTGTATCACGATCTATATCCGAATTGGATGGCGAGTAGTCCTGCTCTTCTTGGTCAGAAGGACTTGGACGCATACGGTCCATCTCTTCGGTTAAAGAAGCAGCCATAACTAAATCGTCGTGTGCTCCAGGTGCCGCTTCTCTCCGCACGTTATTTCCTTTTTTGCTGGCAATACTCATATAGGTAGTCATTTCCTGTATAAGGTCTCTATCTAAAACCAGGATGTCACCTTGCCTAGCACTATTCTTAAAATTCTCTGTCACGATCAGCTTGTTGTTGGACGTCGTCAAGTAGCCCAACTTGTGCGTAGGCTTCATAGTCAACTCGTCAATAACCTTACGCTTGTATAAGTTAGAGTATTTTAACTCTTTGAGTACGTGAAGCACTACAGCTCCGTGGTTGTTAGCCTCAACGCATATATAAGCTTTGTTGTAATACCTAGCTAGCCTGTACAACTCGTGAGCAAATTCGCTAGGAGATAGATCGCACCATATACGAGCGACGAGTCGCCCCGTCTCCTGGTCTTTGACGTAAGCTGCTCCTTTATCTCGACCAACTCCTCCAGCTGGATCAGCTCCCATTACATAGGTCTTAGAAGGATTGGGTGTCTCCCAAACAGATACTACACCCTTCTCGTCAGAGTAAAACTTAGATTTTCCACCATCTGTGACTAGGTAACCAACCTTTAAGGGGGAGCGGCAGTGGGCGCTCTGTGTCTTAATGATTGACTTTCCAAATACCGAGTTGGAGCCAGACATGAAGCAATCGATGTCGTTCGTCGGATACTCATTCTCAAAGCGTTCGCTGTCTCCCACGCAGTTGGCCTCTACGCACCACCGGCGCCAAAGAACGTGGTGTTCCTTGATCTGCTCTGGGTAGTCGTGAATCAGGCTCTTCTCGTAAGCCGTAAATTCGAAGTCGGGCGGTTTCACCCAGTCGTCTGGCATTTCTGGGTACGCCTCGTGCCAGGGTATGAAAAATCCTTTGTACGGTGCCAAGCTGCCCATCGACCGGTGCAGCGTCCACAGCCGGTAGAAGTCTCCCCCTTGACCTGCTGCAGTTGACTCCAGCGTAATCTCTCCATTTACAGGAACTCCCTGAAGGGAACCTACTAAACGGTCGTCGTCTATTCTAGATGCTTCAGATACGTGGAGGAAATTTACTGTCTTTCCTCGGAAGTCAAACATGACTCGAATGCTAGATTCAAGAGGGTTTCCAAGTCCGTCACTCTCGAATGCCAATGTTGAGGAACTTGACTGCTTGGCGACAGGATTGTAAAGGTGCCCCCAATCTCTAGTGAACCAGTTGTATGAAAACTTTGTGATATCATTGAATATCGTTTCCACAGTTCGCTGCAAGTGACACAATATCCCCGCTCTCGTGTTCGGTTCCCATAAGGCATAATCTAACCCTCTAATGCAGTTAAGCGTCGTAAATCCAATCTGCCTGCACTTTAAAATGATATTTCTCTTGGCTTTGTACTCAGTGTACTTAGCCTGCCCGCTATTCATGTGCAGGAACGTAGCCTTTTTAGTCAACTTGTCCTGGATGCGGTAGAGATTCTTAACGCGCTCGTCGTGCCCTAAGGCAATCATCTCTGCCTTGAATGCGTGTTTTGCAGCTAACTCTCCGTCACTCTCAAATACTTCGAGTACTCGGTCGTAGGCCGTCTTAAACTTTTTCGTGTAGTGAGGCAAGATTAAGCAATGCCTTCATCAGACTCTGCTTGAGCTTTAACTGATGCTAATATGGCATCTATAGCTACTTGGTCTGCTGAAGAAAGTGTTATTGCTTTACCTTCTAGTTTCTGAAGATCTCCATCAGATACTGTATAACTGATATGTACTGCAGACTCTGTTACGTCTAATTGAAAATTATTTATTACTTTAGCCATTATTTATTTCCTTTATTTTATGCAGAGGTTATTGCTTCCCAAGCACTTCCAGTATAAACATTTAATTTACTAGTTGTAGTGTTATACACTACTAACCCATCAGCGGGAGAAGTTATGGCATCTCTGTTTGTTGTAGTCATCCTTGGGGGTAAAAATCCTTGAGTAGTAGAATCTATTTGTACTGAAGCAGTAGCGACATTTGCTGCAGAAGTTCCAACACCTAACTCATTTTTAGCATATATATATCCAGGACGTAGCATGGTTGTACCAGCATCGGCACTACCTATCCCACCGAGACCATCTTCTTGAGACCAAACAATCCAGCCGCCCGTAACAGTTCCAGCCATATTAATTCTTGAGTTTGATCCATTAGCAGATATTGTTACATCTCCAGTCCCGTTTCTTCCTATATCTACACCCGTTTTAGCTCTGACAGAGTCCGGCCTGTTGCCTGTGACATCTCCGATATCGGCTCCGCCATCTGTACTAAAGAAGAGATCTTTATCTGCGATACGTACTTCACCAGTTCCTGACGGTGTAAGTATAATGTCTCCGTTAGCGCCGGAGTTTAAAAGTAACGCTCCTCCCGAAGCAAATATTTTACGTAAAGAAGAGTCAATCTCAATCGCGGGTCCAGCACCGGTTGTTCCTATAATAAGATCATTAGAGATGAATACATCTTTAGGTGTTCCAGCAGCTCCCGTAGCACCAATGTCATATGTATTAGCTGGTGAGAATTTAAGATCCTCGGTAATGGCTCCAACGTCAAAACTAGATCCACTTCCTCCTACAATAAATGCCATTATCTACTCCTCGACTTTTTAGTCTTAAATTTATGTGCAAATACCTTAGGCATCCCTTTAACGGGGTAAACCTTGATATGCTTGTGTGGCCTCTTTACGAACATGTACACGTTTACACACGCGCTCGCCACTAGTAAGTATGTTAAAATCTGTTCCATCACTTCTTAATCTCTCGGTACTCTGTCCCCATAACCTTGTCCCAGAACGTAAACATCTGCGTGAGGTTCTTATCTAGATGGTCATGGTGTGCTTTATGATACTTTGCATTTCCCAACCAACTTTTAAACGGTTTAAAAAACATTTTATGAACTCTATTACTCCGCTTATATGTCTTTCTATGCGTCGTAGAGACCTCATAAGTAAATAAGAAGGCTAGCACAAATCCTATAGTGTAGTAACCACATATAGCTGATACAGTCATAGGTATTAACCATAGTACCATAAATTCCAAGAGGTGGAAATTAGGCTCATATGCTGAGTGATGTACCTTATGTATCTCCCACAGAGCTGGTACTTTATGCATGGCTACGTGGCCCCAGTATAAATAAGCATCTAATATTAAAAGTATAAGTAGCGTACTTATCATATCAGGCCCAAGATACTCTCACATTCCGTTAATATGTCACCATCACTAGTAGAGGTTTGCTCTAAAAGAGTCTTTCTTAGTATTCGGCACGTAGCTGCTGTTGGTGTCACTAAAGCTAGGTCTAAGTTAGTTTGCTGCTCAGGTGCCAGCGTTAGACCCGCTAATGCCGTTGAGGCGTAAGATGTAAATGCCGTAAGCTCCGCTGCAGTAAATGCTATGAAGATGCTAACTAATGCAAATACGCAGATACCTCTAGCCCGATGCTTCTCCAAGTAGGGTAGTATGTCTATAGAGGTAGACCCAGTCCAACCAGGATATTCTGCATCTAAAAGATCCGTCGTCTCTTGGCAAGTTACCTCATTTGAGTATGCAAACAATTCGTCTATAGTCTTGTACATAAATCCTTAAGGTTTAACTGTGAAGGTTACTAAGTTAATAGCTGCACCAGCCCAATCAGAAGTTCCTGTACTACCTGTGTCAGGTATCTCTTTGTAGCCAATTGCTGCCCACCTTGAATCGCCGGTAGCCTCTATCTCTACCGTCCAACCGTTAGTTAAACTAGTAAGAGCAGCGCTGTCCGTAGCCATTGCTATTGCAATCCTGTTGGGTCCTAGACTAGTTCCTGCAGGAGTCGTGGCCGTGCCAGTTGTCGTGTCTGTATCTTCTATAGGAGTGCCGCCAACGCCGGTTATCTCTGCCATAACTACTGGGCCTCCTGCGTCTCCTTTGCTGCCCGTAAGTGCAAAAGTAAAAGTCGTTCCTTCACCGCTAGCCACTTTCCAAAAGAAAGTATTTGCTACTGTAGAAGTCCATCCAGCAGGGGGTGTAAATGTTTCTCCCGCACCAATGGCGCTAGCTACTAGTAAAACTCCGTCGGCTGGAGCGGGATCTAAAGTTAGAACTGCGTCGAAACCATCGTTAGTTACGTCACTAGCTGACCTAGCTAATACTGGAGCATCTAATACTCCAGAAAAATGACATACAGGAAAAGTAAGCATAACCTAAGCAAACGCTAACTGAGACACACCGTACATGTTAGTACCGTCTGAAACAAAAGTAAGGATATCTATAGAGCTGGCTGCAGTACTCAAAGTAGGTGCGGTTCCGCCTGGCCACTTATATACTGTGCCATACACTAAAGTTCTAGACCCGGTAGCATCTTGTTTTACTATTACTGTGTATGATGCTCCTGCTTTCAAATTCGTGGGGTTATCTAAAGTTCTATTGCCTGCTAAGGTAACTGTTGAAGCTTGGTTTAGAGTCAAGTCCCAAGCAATGTTAGCTGCATCTGTAAGAGTGGTCTCAGCAAAGTATGCTTGACCTTTAAATTTAAAACTATAATCCGCTGAAGAGTCGTTAAATATTGCATCCGAAGTCTCGTTAAACTTAACCCTATCTACCAGAGCGTTTAAAGAGCTACCAGTAGATCCAGCAGGAGCTGTCTTAATAGTTATTGCTCCTCCTGCTCCGGTTCCTGTACCTCTTCCTCCAGTAATACTTAAACTTGCACCACCTATATCAGTACCCGACCCTCCAGTACCGTTGTAAGACACTGCGTCGGTACCTGCAGATGCAGAAGTAACACCTGTCCCTAAATATACATCTTTAATGGGAGCTACAGAACTACCTACTAAAAACTGATTAGTTGCTGTACTGGTGGCGCTTTGGCCTATAACAACGCAGGCCGTATGTGTTGCAGAGGCTGAGGTGCCTCCTATAGCTATACAGTAGGTAGCAGAGGCAATGCTGTCAGTACCTACTGCAAATGTGTTTGATGCAGAGGCTGTAGCAGACTTTCCTAAAGCTACGCTAGAAGATCCAGATGCTGAGGAACTTTTACCTATAGCTGTAGATGGGTTGGAACTAGCAGAAGCACTAACGCCCAATGCAGTTGAGTCGCTGCTAGAAGCACTAGAAAAACCACCCAAAGCGGTTGACGAACTTCCTGCAGAAGAGGCAGATATACCTACAGCAAGGGAGTTACTTCCTACTGCGGATGTTCCTACCCCAAACTTCTCAGATGACGTTCCTAATCCAGGAGAACTTATAACAGAGGTAGTAACGGTAGTAGCAATGTCGCCAATAAACGAAGCGTCGCCCGTTGTCTTAGTTATACTTAAAAGGATATTTCCAGAGTTTAAATCACTAGCATCTGTAAGTTTAAATAAATCAGAGTCAGAGTTGTCAACTCCTAAAGACATAGAGGTTGTAGCTGCTGTGTCGTTCGTTCTAAAATTAATATAAGGATCGCCACTAGAGTCTCCTCCAGCTTCTAATGTTATAGAAGCATGTGATCCTACATTAGTATTATCGCTGTTCTCAATAATTACCTGTACTGCACTACCCACTAAAGAATTACTAGTAGTAATATTGCCAGAATCGTCTACGGTAGTTGTAGATGTATTCTGAATTAATTTTCCAGTTGTAGAGTCAAATCTTGCTATAGCGTTATCTGTTGAACTTCCAGGTCCAACTACATCCCCTGCACCACCTAACAGAGTCTCAGTTCCAGCATCATCGATCTGGTATATACCGCCAGACTTGCCGTAAATTTTCCAAGTACCGGTAACTGGCGTAGTGGGAGCTACAGACCGCTCTCCAAACTGTACGGTTTTTTCGTCACCTTTTATTACTATGTCAGTACCAACGGTACAGGTTCCATCCGTATCAATAGGACCGTCAAAATGGTTAGCAGAGGAAGCACCACTTTGCCAAATACCATATTGGTTGGCAATAGTGCCAGTGCCAATATCATTTAAATATAGACCGTAAGAAGTAGTTACAGTGGAGCTTGCGTTAGAAATTCCATATAGTATGTTTGCGCCGTAGAGAGTTGTTACTGTGGAGGCAGCAGTTCCAAATCCGTTAATATCCGCACCGTATACGCGATCTATTGACCCGGTTCCTACTAACTCAGCTGCTGAAGAGAACCCAATAGCCATCCCTGAATTAGTTATTCCACTGTTTACAGTGTTGGTTAAGTAACTCCACCAACCGTAGCGTTTAAATACGTGGTTAACTGTGTCGGTTACGTTTACGGTATTCTGGATACCTTCGATAATCTGCGTGTTGTCGGTTATAGTGTGTGCTATCTGAAGCTTGCCGCCTGCATCTGGGGTGGCAGTTCCGATACCTACAGTGCTGTTGGAAGCATCTACAAAAAGGGTGGTAGTGTCTACTGTCAAATCACTAGGCATAGTGACGTTGTCTGAGTCGTCGACTAGAACACCGGTATTCTCTAGCTCGTGTGTGATGCCACTCCAGCGCGCTACAGCGTTGTCTGTGACCGCTTCAGCGGCTAGAGCTAGGGGTAGCTGACCCGTAGAGCCAGCCGTCCAGTAGTCGCCCGCCTCGTCCCAAAGAAGCCTAGCGTTGGTGCTAGTCCCTCTCTCGACTTCTAGGCCTGCATTCTCAGTAGGGGTTCCCGTAACGTCATCGTTAAGCATGATGATGTTGTCGCCCGTCGTGATGGTCGTAGAGGCTATTAGGGTGGTTACTGTGAGCGAGGCTACGCCCGTAATGTTATCCGAGTCATCAATTATGACGCCTGAGTTTTGGATAATCTTGCCCGTAACTCCGTCAAAACGAGCTACAGCATTATCCGTAGCCGACCCGGGACCTTGCACGTCCGTGGCCGCTACTGGGCTGAATCCGACAATAAATGCCATGACTTAAACCTACTTGTTTCGGCTGTTTACTTTGTCCGTATCTTGAGAATTGAACGCTCCGTCAGCCACGCTTTTCTTTCGGGGGGAGGGGCCTTGGTCCTTGTCCTTGGAGGCGCCTTTGCCGTAGCCGCTTACATCTCTAGGTTTCATATCATTGTTTACATTTTTACTCATAGCGTATCCTTACTTCTTTGCTTTGGGCTTTTTTCTCTTAAAGCCTGCAGTGAATTGCTTGACCTTCTTAGGGTCTAATTTGGGTCCTTTTGCGCTTCCGCCTTTGCGGCCTTTAGCGGCTTCTTTCTTAGTGTGAAATGGCACGTGCTCTCCTTAGGTTCGACCGCTTAAGGGTCTGGTTTCTATCTAGGTGGCCTTGCGGCTACTTTTTTGGGCGGCGTTTCTTGGCCTTCTTGGGCAAGCTGACGATCGGGAAGCCTTTGCTGTTCTTGCGTCCGCGGTCGGCGGGGCTGGTCAGCGGGCGGTCTAAAATTATGGGGCGCGTCTTTTTCTTCTTAGGCATGTAGCCTCCTTTAAAATCTGCCCGTCTGCCCGGACTGCCTCACCACTGCCCGTTTTGCGCGGACTTCCTGGGAACTGCCGTTCCTTTGAGCAGGTGACGCTCACGATGTGGGGTTGTTCTAAATTTTTTGCCAGGCAAGGAATTACACCCTGCGTCCTACGTCGCTTAGACGCATGCTCTAATGCACCGACTTTACGCTGTCACCACTTCTGAGCTACTGGCATACTTGGCCAGGCCCGCCGCTCCCCCCTTGGGGCCCTAGGCTGCAAATCTGCGAGAAGTGCTACCTAGGGGCCTAAAACTTTTAGTCTCTCTCCGGCTTTCTGGTGATCATCCGCACGTATATTGCGTGGATCTCCCGGGAGCCGTAATTACTTTTAAAACTCTTTTTTGGCTGCTCTTCCATCTTTGCTCCTATTGTAGATACAGCTCGGACTATGTGGAATGCTTTAAGGGGGAGCGGGCGGTGTTTCCAAACGCTCTAGCCCTCAAGGTTCTTATGTGGAGCTTGTGGGCTCCCAGGGGCAAAGCCCCTCCACCTAGCCTCGCTGCTGGCCTTGTCGACTCTGTCCCTCTTTCGAGTTCCACAATTTGAGTCAAATTGTACCGTTAGCTTCAGTAGTATTCAGCCGGGGTGCGGTTCAGGCCTTGACTGGTTTTGAGGTGCCAGCTGGCAGGTCTATCATTTCCTCGAACCCCTTGTAGGTGGTGCTTTTCAGCGTTCGGGCCGGTCTCGTTTCAAGAGTGAGGCGCAAGAACCCAACCTACATCTACTACTCTATCATGCTTTTGTCGATTTGTCAAGCTTTTTTTTCAATTATTTTGCATTTTTTTTGCTCTATTTTCTAAGTGGCTGAAATTATAGGTTTTCTCAGTTTGGCGAGTTTTGTATTTTGCTCAATTTTTAGCTGATATGCACTAGAGTCCCCCATATATATCCTTGGGGGGGCAGGGCATGATTGGTGCTCGCCCCTCCAGGGGTTGGGGTGCACTGCATTGGCATCATACTTGCAGTAGCACAGCACGTGCCAAGATATACGTAGGTGGAGCAGCGTGCCCATGCAACAATCGTGCCAACTTAGCTGTACAATCGTTGGTCACCAATCGACCAGAAGTTCGACAGCATCTTCTTGGCCAAAATTGTACGAGTGCTGCAATTACAGCAACTTAGCATTTGGCACGCCGGTTGCATGTAAATCAAGTAGGCACAAATGCCGACTAATCCAAGCTAAGCCAAGTAGGCCCGCTTAACCCAGGAGATAGACCATGTCAGTAACAGTAACTACCCAAGAGAACCAAACGCAAGACGCAATGGCCCAAGTAATCGCCGAGCTTAAGGCAGAGAATGCTAAGCTTAAGGCTAAGAAGGCTAAGGGGCTCAGCCTAAAGGTTAGCGCCAAGGGCGGGCTCAGCATCTACGGGATGGGCCGCTTCCCGGTCACACTCTACAAGAGCCAGTGGACGAAGCTACTCGCTGCCACTGAAGAGATCAAGACATTCCTCAAGGACAACGACGCCGAGCTGAAAGATAAGGGGGACGCGGCCAAAGTTGCAGCTAAGGCAGCTTAGTAGGCTTGGCTAGGAGAGAAGTCCTCACTTCTCTCACTGCCTGGACAACTAAGCAAGGGAGTAAGTATGGCGGGCACAAGTAATTTATGCAAGAATGGCGTATGTGACCTAAACATGTTTGACTTTTGCCGCTGCAATCCTAAACTAATAGCCAAGGAGAATACCGTGAGACTTTACGAAATACAGTACCGAGATATGTTAGGAGAAGTCAAGTACTACTACCTAGATGCTACTGATGCAACTGCGGCCAAGTCTCGCCTCTTGCTGGTTAACGACCACGTCCAAGAGATACTTAGTGCCTCGCCCTGCCTAGTGAGCAGAGAGAGTTAAGGTGTTGCTGCAGATTGGCTGCAGATTGGTAATAGAATTTAGGAGGATGTGTGATTAAATATACTACGCAAGAGTGTAACGAGACGGGGCTACTTAGGATACGGGCGGCGAAAGACTTTGGAAGCATTAAGGCGGGCGACCTAGGTGGCTTGATCCAGTTGGATTCTTGTCTAAGCCACTATGGCAACGCTTGGGTCTTTAGCAGCGCTCAGGTCTCTGGCAACGCTCAGGTCTTTGGCAACGCTTTGGTCTTTGGCGACGCTTGGGTCTTTGGCGACGCTAGGGTCTCTGGCGACGCTAGGGTCTCTGGCTACACTAAGGTCTCTAAGATATCAGATATATATACACTACAGCTAGAGAGGCACCATGCCACATTTCTGCCCTCAGGTATTAAAATAGGATGTCTCTTTGAATCTTACCAGTACTGGCTAGACTTAGATTCTCACCCTGACTACATCGACTCAAACGTGTTTGAAAGAGACCACGCCCTACTCACTATAGCCATATACTGCTATTTAGAGAGAAACAACTTACCGCTGTAGTGGCCGACCAACAGCTTGACAGCAATGCTTAGAGGAGAGCAGCCCACCGCCCTCCCCCTAGCAGTGCAATTAAGCACTAAAAGAGAGCTTAGGTTCTCATTCGCTACCCTAAGGTAGTGCTACCAGGAGACATAACATGAGCCAGACTGAAATACAATACCGACAGAGTGAGCTAGACTGCTTCTTAGATAGCTTTGACTCAACCCCTACCGAGGTGGAGACCAGCGACTACGATTGGTTCCCCTTAGCATTGCTAGAGGACGAGCCTGAAGACGGCGGGAACTGCCCTAGTGAGAGTGACTGTGGGTGCAGAGAGTCTAAAGCTGCTTAGCCTCGCAGTCTGGGGAGGAAGTTTTACTTCCGCCCCCTTCTGAGCAGCTAAGCTCTTAACAAGGAGAAGACTATGCCTCAAAGCACAGTAACCTATATAGATGATGTACCATTATATGATATAAAATACAAAACAGAACCAAAGAAACGCAAGTTTAAAAAGAAAGGAAAGACTAAAGGTAAGCTTAGAGGTGGGGGAATTCTGAAGGTTAAAGGCCTTAAGATCAAGTTCACCGATGTGACGGGCAAAGTTGCCACCGACAAGCACAACCTTGCAATCGTGCAAACTGAGAAGCTCATGAAGTCCTACAAGGAGATATCTAAAAATATTATAGAGTATGACCACGGCATAAACAGCGTGATTCGGCGTACTCTACAGACTGCTAGAAGTAAAGCATCGTACCGTCCTGAATATCGCAATGTAACCATAAGCTATTTAGGTTTTGTGCGCAAAGCCACTATCTCTAGGAGTTTAAGTACTAAAAAGGGACTTCTTGAAGAGATTAGGTACACAGTCAAAGATGCTAGAGCAAACGCTAGAAGACCAAATACCACAAGAAAAACACACCCAGTGTTTGGCGAGTGGTTTACTACTGGAGGAGTTAGGGACATGCCTGGCTTCTTTAGCAGGGCTTCTATAGGGTTAAAGATGAAAAGAGTGGAGGCTATTAAAAAGCCTACAACAGATGCTAAGTACGTTGGTGTAGAGCTAGAGTTCTTTAGCCCACTTGGTCGCACTGACATAAAAAAGGAAATTGCTGAGCACAGCTTAGAGTATGTGTGCCAAGTAGTTGGGGACGGCTCACTACACGACACTGGAGGGTCACGCTGCCCTGAGTGTAGTAGCTGTGGTGAGTGTGAAGTAGATGGTGATTGCTGTACTCACTGCTCTAGTTGCGACGAAGGTCAATACAAGAATACTGACCGACTGCGGGGTAATGAGATGCGCATCTTAGATACTGAAGACAACATTGAGGAGACGGTCAAGAAAGTTACAGCAGCTATTGTAGGCTTTGGCGGTGAGGTTAACGAGCAGTGCGGCCTGCACGTTCACTTGGATGTGCGCAACAGAGAGCCAGAGAAGGCCTATACAGCCTTAGCTAATGCTCAGAAAGCGTTATTTAAGACAGTGCCGCAGTCTAGAAGAGATAATGAGTATTGCGTTATTACTCGAAGTTCTAGGTTAAGCAACGTAGGCTCAGGGCGTTACTACGCTGTCAACCACGAATCTATTACGCAACATGGCTCAATTGAAGTTAGACTGCACGGAGGCACTCTTGATTCAGAGAAGATAAACAACTGGATTAGCTTACTCAAAATTATAATTGACACTCCGACAGAAGCGAGAGCCAGAGACAAATGGCCTGACACTGTGTCCGACTTAGCTATTGAATATAATATACCCGAGAGCTTAACCAATTATTATTTGCAGAGAGAACTAGAATTCGCTGCTTAAAGGAGACTTAAATATATGTGTAAAATTATGACGATTACAGGAATTAAGCAGCAGGACAAAGGTGACTTACTGCGCTTCTGCATGGAGGCACGTAGGCATCTCACCGAGTACGACAAGGATGGTTTTGGCTACGCTGCAACTAATGGAACAGATATGTGGATGGAGCGCTGGTTAAACCCCGACGACTCTTTCATCTATCGTAACCCTACCACTAAAAGCGACTTAGCGTTGATAGAAGCCTTTGAGAATAGTATCTCAACGCCTAACATCTACTCTTCTTACGGAGTGGTAGACAAGTCGCTGAACGATGCTACAACTATTACTCTACATGCTCGCATGAGTACCAACACAGTAAGCTTAGAGAATACCCACCCTTTCATCAAGGATGGTATTTCTTTAATCCACAACGGAGTGATACGCAATGCTAGCAAGTGGAAGAACACACTATCAACATGTGACAGCGAGGCATTGCTAACTAAATATATTAAAGACTGTGTGCAGTATGACCCTAGCCTAATTAAAGGCCTGTTTGAGGCAATGAATGGATACTTTGCAGTTAGCATGTTAGTACCATCTGACGACGGCTATGTCTTAGATGTATTCAAGTGCGATCAAGCTCAACTCTACTTTGCTAGAGTGCCTGAGCTAGGTGATGCTAAGGTGTGGGTAACTGACACTCAACACTTGTTAGAAGTATGTGAAAAGCTTGGATGGAGTATTCCTAAACTCTTCAGCTTTACAGAGCACACTATCGTACGGTGCGACACAGTAACCGGCGTGCCTATCTCTGTAGATAGCTTCCAAGATGACACGTTCTACTCTGGATATGACTACGGCACAGGAGAGTACAACGACGAGTATATGTATGAGGAAGGTTATTTGAGTAAAGCCGACAAAGCAGCAGAGAGGCGAGCTAAGATTGGCAGCCATATAACCAACTATCACAGAACTAGATAATAGAGTTAGTGTTTAGCTTGGCTGCCCACCTGGGGGCGGCCTTGCTAACCTTTAACTAAGGAGACGTAGTGGTAAAAGATAGAAATGGGCTGCCCGTAGAGCCTAAAATAACTAAAGATGATGCAGCTAGTAGGCTAACGGACATAAAGAATATTCTGGAAGACTTGGCTATAGCAGTTGACGACTTGCTAGAGGACTTGGAGGAAGTGTGATTACTAATTTACCTAAAAAGAAACTAGACTTTAAGAGGCCTACGCCAGACAACGTGTACAGCTTCTGGAAATATTACTGCCGTGTGTGGGGTTCACGCTCAGGCAGAGCTAACCAATTGGCGGCACACTATAGCCGCAGCAAGGCTAAACTAGTATGAATGAGATAGAAGAATCTGAGATTATTATAGAGACCTACAATGGCACGCCGCTGGCCTGCCGAGTAGAAATTGACCACGTCAAAGGCAGAGTAGACATGTACATTCTACATGAAGGAGGCATGCGGCCCGAACACCACTTCTTTGGCGGAGATAATTCTGACCTAATAACGGTGCACGAGGCAGAGCAGTATCTCTACCGAGTGCTTAGCTAGGGGGAGGCGCAGCTTTGGGCGACTTAATTAAAAACATGATTGGCAGGCCGAAGAAACTGATCCGGCAGGTGTACCGCCTCAGGCTTCAGAGTAGGACGGTGCGTGCTGCAGCCAAAATTGGGCAGAAGCACGGCGTGCCCTTGGCGGCTTTAATCGAGCAGTTGTTGCAAGACTTCTGCAAACAATACAGGAGAACTCATGGACGCAGGAAGAAAAAAGAAACATAAGCGTAAGTGTAGGGTGTGCAGAAAGCGTGCTTGGCCCAACTACTTCTACTGCTTGCACTGCCACAGCCAAGTGGGCAAGGCAGACGAAGTGGAAGGAGTCAGCGAGATAACCGGCACGGGCTGTTCGCGCACCGTCGGAGAATACAAGGTGTCGCTTAACGGTGACAGCTTGGCGGCTGGAGGGCTAGTCAGCCACGTTTGGCACAATATTAGAATAGGAGGACACAATGGTTAAAATATTATACACGCACAAAGACAAGATGCTTGCCTACAGATGCGAGATTGGGACTGTGTACGAGTACGACAGAAGAGATGACGGTTTAGGCAATATGTATTGGGATCGCTGCGCAGAAATAGATTGCGATTTAGCGCCTCTCCTGTTCAACATGGCTCAGATTCCGCTGCCCGCCGAGTTCAAGGAGGATAAAAATGGCTAGAAACTACTGGCTGCTAGTAATTTTCTCGGTAGCGCTGGCCCTGTGCGCCTCCAGACCCGCCTACCCCTCAAGCTTTGAACACTTTGCTGTTGGATATATTGGAGGAAGTATCGTCAGCAAAGGAGTGGAGAAAGTGAGCCCTGACGACAAGTGGGCTAGGCTGTTTGTGCCTGTAGTAGTTATGGGCTTTGCAGGCTGGGTTCACGAGTGGACTCAGTTTCACGACAACGGAGGGCGCAGCTCAGATGTGGGAGAGGATATCGCAGCTGTTGCATTTGGAGCTGCTGCAGGAGCTGCTATGGAGATAGAATTTGACTGTTTAATTTGTCTTTAAGGAGGAAAAATGGATAACTGCCCTAAATGTGGATCAGATTGGGTTGGAGATAAGATACCAAAGGATATTGTAGAACACTATGCAGGAACACACTGGAAAAGGGAGATAGGTATTGACGGTGGCAGGATGGGCATATATGACGGCACAGTAGCCTTGAAGTGCCCAGATTGCAAGGAAGTGGTGCCTAGAAATGGGTCTAAGTGGGCCAAAGAGATGTTCGAGGCATACCTGCAGGTAGGTAAGAAAACAGATGATTAAGCTAATCGGCATAATTGGGGCGGCCTGCTTTGCCTTCAGCGCTGCTCCTCAGGCCTTCCAAGCCCTTAGGCAGGGACACAGCAAGGGTATCGCTGCGGGAATGCTGTGGATGTGGCTTGTGGGCGAAAGTTTCACTATGTTCTACGTGGCTTCACAGCCTACTTTGGACTGGATTCTGCTGGCTAACTATGCGCTCAACCTAGCGTTTCTAGCGCCAGTCTTTTACTTTAAGTACTTTGAGAGGAAATAGCTACTCAATCTCCTCAAGATTTCCTAAGACCTGGTAAACCTCAGTAGGTTGGTCAAGGGCGTCAATCAAGGCGTCCTTGGTTATCGTAGTTCGGTACATCTCGCTTGACTTGCTAGTTGGCGAAGTCCGGGTAATGCTAATAACTACGCGGTAGTCATCCTTGTGCCTGCCTAGGATGAATGCGTGCAGTTCAACCCCTCTAATCTTGTTGAACACTCCCGCCTCCGGCCTTTTCAGTGACTGCAATGAGTTTTTCAAGGTATGCCTGCGCTTTTCGGAGGTCTTCCAGGCCGTTTTTTCTCCTGTATCTAGTAATATATTTGACCACGTTACCCTCCAAATAGTTAAGGCCTTGAGATATAATATAATCCCAGCATTCAATACCTTGTACATAATGATCTGGCCTACCAATGGTATCACTGTCCACCACCGTTTTAACATGTAATCCCTCACTTACTGGGTCAGCACTGTTGGCTTTTAGACCGCAAAAGCACCTAGGCTCTCCATTAAATGCGTGCTCTACAGGCTCACCTAAACCGCTAGGTAAACACTTTCTATATCTAAGCTTTGGCATTAGTATTCTCATTTCTATACTTCTCAGACTTAAATGTAATCTTCCCACAATGCCCACAAAGTTGCACCGAAAGAATTCTAAGAACTTTGCCGGTAGGCTTGTGAACGTGATCACCTGCCCAGCAGACTACCCAACTATGTTTGCACAGCAAGCTTTTAAGCCACTTCTTCATTTTTACCTTCCAATTTAGGGGATATATAAAGCTCAAACAGGCTGGCCTCCTCAGACTTCATGCCGAACAGCCTCCTCAGAGGCCTCTCATGTAGCTTTATTTCGGCCACAGAGGGCCCTTCTACCTCAAGTAATACCTTACCATCAGTGAAGCCACAAATGCTCACCACAACGCCCTTAGGAGCAAAAACAATAGCTTCATGCTTGTTGATACTTCCAACAGGCTTATTGCCAAGAACCGTATTAAGCAGTTTGCGTGTGTCCAGAATCTTCTCGACTGAGACATTGATCTCCATTCTGTCTAAGTTGCATCCTTTGTCTTTAGCCTTGACGGTAATCTCTTTGAGAGTCTTCTTATTGCCGTCCATATATTCACCGCTGGAGTTGCGAAGGCGCAGGAAGTCTCCCTTGCCAGGCACTTCCCAGTAGTCGTCCCGCGTGGTAGCGTAGAGTATGTCAGACTCAGTAATGCCAACTACTTTTAGGTAGTATTCTACCATCAACTTAGTTGCTTCAATATATTCTGCATCTAGCCAGAATTTAGATTCAATCTCTCTATGCTTTTCAGTTCCTACCATGTTTATCTCCTCACTCATTATCTCCTCCAGGGAGCTTACGATACTTGTCAACATTAGCATTCAAGCTTAGACTCTTCTTAGGAGCATCCCAACCCTTATACTTAGCTAGCCGGTCCATACAGTCTAAAATTTCCTTGTGTGTAGACTGCGGGTCTCTCATCTTCATCTTGAGGTACCTGACAGCCTCGTTACCTGCCTCAGGATACTCGTCTTCAATCAACTCATCCATACGCTTTATGACCGCAGGGTTCTTCATAAGCTGAGCAGCAATAACGCTAGCACTCTTATTATCCTTAACGTCATATCCTGCTTGCTTTACTGCCTCAATCTGGGTGGTCCTAGGATTGAGAGCGGTACTTGCAAACTTGCGCTGCTTAGGTGTTAGTTTTTTCTTCTTTGACATTATAAACTAAACCTTGGTTTCTCAAAGCCTTTCTTAGCCGTATCTAGGTCAGTAAGCATGTCAGGCCAAATCGTCAGTATAAAGCTACCTACAGACTCTACGGCTGCCTTAGACCGCTGGTTAGTAGTGTCAGCATAGTATTGAGCTAAGAGTATCTTAAACTCTTGAAGTGCTGACTTTCTAGCGGGCTCCAGGTACTGCTCTGACACAGTCTCCTTCTTCTCAGCAGGAGCAAACGCTGAAGCAATAGTCGCTAAAGCACTCATGTCAAAGCCTTTCTTAGGCTCCCCCGTTAGCGGAGGAGTTGCAGTCTCTGAAAGCTCCCCCTCCGCTTTAAGATCTAAACCTTCTTTTTTAGCAAAGGCTCTAACTTTGCGCTTCTCAGCTAAAACCTTAGCAGTATATTCTCTCTCTAACTTAGCCACTGCCTCTGCGCTTAGAGATTCTCTTTGAGCCTCTGAAAGCTGCAGTTTAGCGGGCTTATTCTCAGTCTGTACTATGCCTTCACTGTATACTATAAACTCTGCTCCAGGGTATTGGCTCTCCAAGTCAGCCTTAGTGCAAGGAACTAGCCCAACTGCTCCGACTGGCTCATCCTCGTAGCTAGAAAGGAGTGCAGGTAAAAACGTACCCGCATCCTGGTACACTGTATAATACCCACCTTTTTCTTTAACATGTATTCTCACGTCTTCTCCTACTTAAAATGCCAAGCCGTAGTAGCTACAGCCGTACCAATAACAAACCAAAATACCTTCTCACTTAATGATGTACTAATATCTAGGCTATCCTTAATAGCCTCGTTTCTCTGCTTCAAGAGCATTGTAATTGCCTCTTGGTCTGCCTTACGCTGCTCTTGACACTTAGACTCGCTAGCGTCACAGGCGCCCACAGCACGGTCACAGATAGCCAAGTCTACCTTGCAGTCCTCAGCCCCTAGGTTTGCGGTTCCTAAGATTAAGGCGATAAGCAGAACGTGCATTAGTATACTCTTTACGTAGCTCACTACTCTCATCCTCAAGCCTCTTTCTTTTGGCACTATTCTTAGTAAGTTTAGCCTCAGCTGCGTTATATTTAATGGTAAGCTTCGCCTCTCGAGCGTCGCTCTTAGCCTTAGCGTACAGCAGGCCAGCGACCGTCAAACCAATGAATACTGCTACCGCTTTAATATTTTTCCACATTTTCAACATCTCCTACACCAATATAGTAACATACGGAATCCTATTTGTCAACTAAAAAAAATGTATTGACAAATTTGATTTTATGTGTTACTGTATGGGTGCAAGGATGTTTTACAATGATATCAATGCAGCAAAGATTTCACGGCTTAGGGGGATCGCATGGTTACTAGGTACATTGATAATGTTGGCGGAAGCGGGCAAAAAACTTCTGCGCCTCCCCCAAAAAAGTCTTGACAAATTCGATTTCGTGTGTTACTATATTGGTGTAGGAGATAGAAAAAATGTTTAACCTTTTGCATAATCTAAACACTTATATAAAGAGCGGCAAGCGTTGGCGTTTCCGCGATTGGCGGGCTCACTACCCTAGTCAGGCCTTGTCTTGCCGCAGGGATCAGTATTGGTCTTTGATAGGGGAAGAGCGTACTAATCAGCCAGACTACCTCAGTAAGCAGCGTATGTTTATTGGCAACGCTTTGGAAGATGGCCTTATCAACCACTATATCAAGAATTTAGGTACTCTCAATGTCCACTTATTAGGCACTCAGGTTCCTGTAGGCCGTAGCAACCCCAACTGGAATGGTTACCTTGATGCTTTAGTTGGAGTCCTTGAGGACGGCAAGCTTACTAAATACTGTGTCGAGATTAAGACTAAGACGGGCTTTGGGGCGGACATGATGTTCCGCAGTATGGAGCCTCAGGACAGTCATCTAGCTCAGATTGGGCTTTACTTAAAAGACTTGCAAGAGAAGGGTATTACCAATGAGGGAGTCTTACTTTATTATCTGCTTTCTAATAACAATATCGGTAACTTTGTCTCTGTCCATTGCCGTTATGACGCTGACACCGATACCGTGGAAGCGTATTATGCTGAGAATAATTTCGGGAATGGAAAGCAAATCTCAGCAACTCAGAGTATTAAAGCGGTTGAAGAGAGATGGTTGGAGGTGGAGAAGGCCGTAGAAGAGAAGAAATGCCCTGCAGGAGACTTTAAATACAAGCATGCATATACCCCTGAATTTCTACGGGATATAAGCGATGCTCAGATTGAGAAGATTTTTAGCAACAAAGCAGTCATTGGTGACTGGCAAGTTCAATATAGTGACTACAAGGATAAGCAGCTAGAGTTAGACGGCGTAGCACTGGGAAACACCATGGAAGAAAGAAGGGCAGCGTTTGCTGAGTATAAGCGGCGTCATCCAAAAGGTAGAAAAACGATAAAGGACTAATAATGACAACGATTAAATTTATAAAATCAGTAGGGCTAGGCTTGATCCTTGGGTTGGGTTTGGTATTTATTTTAAACAGCTGTGACGTTCCTGAGAAGAAGGCGACTAATCACACAGGAACAACCATTACTACAGGAAACTAAGGAGATAACGATGGGT